ACGACTTGTAAAGAACCGATTCTCAACATGTTTTACCAGTTGGGAATTAAGAGTCAAATTGACCGCTTGCTTAAACGTCATTTCAGGCTTGACCTGGAGACGCAGCAGCACTTCAACAAGGCTCTTGCTAAGTCTGGAAGTCTAAGCGGCCACCTGGCCACTGTAGATCTTAAGGATGCTAGTGATTCGATATCCGTCGAGCTCGTTCGACTACTCTTCCCCCGTGAGGCATTCTACGCACTAACGCGTGCGCGGTCGCCTCGTTGTCACGTGGGAAAAGAGCTGGTCGATCTAGCTATGATCGCGACCATGGGCAATGGATTTTGCTTTTCGCTCATGACGCTCATTTTTGCTGCTTTGGTACGTGCCCTCCATATAGTTAACGATGTTGAGTGGGAACCTAACTTGACGTCAGGCGTGTACGGCGATGACATTATACTTCCGTCAAAGCTTGCACCCCAATTGTATGAGGCACTTAGCAGTACAGGGCTTGTTGTAAACGTTGAAAAATCGTTCCTCGACGGACCCTTTCGAGAGTCTTGTGGGGGCGACTATTACAACGGCCATGATGTTCGTGGCGTTTACATCAAGAGGTTTACCTGTGAAGCACACTGCTATTCTGCTTTTAATCGCCTTCATTTCTGGGCTCTACGCCATGATATTAGTCTCGCAAAGACCCTCAGCTACTTGCTTGGACTGGCGCCTTTTATGCCAGTACCAGCAGACGCTGGGTTCGATGCGGGATTCATTGTCACGAGCGCTGAGCTCACCAATCCCTGTTTCGCCAAGGAACGAGACTCCCACCGATGCATTGGTGGAGAAGTCTTCACTCTTGTGAGCGAAGCCCCAAGAACTAAAGGGCATCAACTCGAAAGCTATGGCCCCGAGATAGGACAGCTCGTCTATCGCGGACTACGGCCTAAGCGTTGCGTAAGGGAAAATGCAGGTGAACGTTTTACGAACTACCATGGAGGCTTGATTGCCTTCCTTGGCGGGTACGTAAGGAACGACCAGATACTGATGCGGCCCGATGAGGATCTCGGGACTCAGTATCGAGTCGTACGGCAAACAACCCCCTCTTGGGATTGGATTCCGTACGCCGGCATCACATGCCGAGGTTTGTCCGCGTCATGGCTCAGGTTATTGAATAGAGCCTAAAGCGCGGACATTCCGCATGCACTTCGGTGCTACAACT